TCTATGTATGGTGTTCTTGGTCTTCCTGCCTTTCGGTTTTACGATATTGATAATGCAGAGGCAGTTACGATTACGGGTCAAACTGTTATTAAGAAAACGGCAGAGATGGCAAACATCAAATATTGGAAAGAGTTAGGTACAAAAGAAGATTACAACGTCTACATCGATACCGATTCAATTTATATGATGGCAGAACCTTTGGTAAAACATCGTTTCCCTGAATACAAAACATTCGATGAACAAAGAATGGCAGATGAGGTTAATACAATTGCAGAAGAAACCCAAACATTCTTAAACAATTTCTACGATTTATTATCAGAAAGATTCTTTGGTATTCCAAAAGATAAACACAGATTTGAAATCAAAAAAGAGTATATCTCCAAAGCAGGTTTTTGGGTAGCAAAGAAACGTTACGCACAATGGATGGTTCTGAAAAATGGTATCAAATGTGATAAGTTGGACGTAAAAGGTTTAGATGTAGTTCGTTCATCATTCCCCAAAGCATTTCAAGGATTCATGTCAACAATGTTAAAAGACATTTTGATGGGTAAAGATAATGATTATATAGATAAAACCCTAATTCAATTTAAGAATAGTTTACCAACACTTCCTGTTAAAACTATTGCAAAGGGTGGGGCAATTAAAGAGTTGAGTAAGTATGATGATGGTAAGTGGAGAAAAGATAGTGGGTTACAGATTGCAGTGTTTGAGAAAGGAACACCTGCACACGTTAAGGCAGGAATTGCATATAACCGATTATTAAAATTCTTCAATTCACCATTTAAGCATGAACCAATTAGAGATGGTGATAAAGTTAAGTGGGTGTATTTAAGACAGAACCCATTAGGTTTAGATACAGTAGCATTCAAAGATTACAATGACCCTAAAGAAATTATGGATTTCATTGAACAGTATATCGATAGAGATATGATTTATAAAGCAGAGTTGGAAAATAAATTAGATGATTTTTACAATGCATTGAAATGGAACAAAGCATCTAACGAAGTTCAAACTGCAAAGAAATTCTTTGATTTCTAAAAAATTTTTCGTATATTTGTAAACAATTAAATAAAATAAAATGGCAGAACAATTAGAATTATTCCCAGAAGGTGAATTACAACAACAAGAAGCAGGTAGTATTCAATCACCTGAAGTAAAACCAATCGCAGATGCGGAGTGGTGTTTTCAATTTTTTAACAACGAACCAATAACATTTGCCTGGTCAAATGAAGGAGAAGAACCTGCACCATTGGTTTTACAAATTCAACCAGAGGAAGGTGAAGGATTAAATTTCCAACAAAACGGAATGACTTTTAGAATTTTCCCAAGACCTATTACAGAAGAAACTAAAAAAGCAAGAAAAGAACAAAATGAAAGTAAAAATCAAACTACTGAACAATCAAGCAACTAAACCAAAGTACGCAAAAGAAAGTGATGCAGGATTAGATTTGGTGGCAACATCTATTATAGAAAATACATCATTCCAAATTACTTATGGTTTGGGTATTGCAATGGAGATACCAGAGGGTATGGTTGGTTTAGTATTTCCCCGTTCTTCAATACGAAACACAGAACTTATATTAAGTAATTCGGTTGGTGTAATTGATGCGGGTTATAGAGGTGAACTACAAGCAACATTTATTAAATTAAATGGTATTGATTCAGTTGCATATAATGTTGGTGATAGAGTTTGTCAAATCATTATAGTTCCCCATCCAGTAATTCAATTGCAAGTGGTAGATGAATTAAGTGAAAGCAGTAGAGGTATAGGTGGATTTGGTTCAACAGGTAAATAAAAAAAGATGAGTTTTTTCGCAAACGAAAATAGTAAAAGAGAGCATAGTTTATGGGTGGAGAAATACCGCCCACAAACTCTTGCTGAATATGTTGGTAATGAAACCGTAAAGGAAACCATTCAACAATATTTGGATAATAATGATATTCCACATTTGTTATTACATGGTAAAGCAGGAACAGGTAAAACCACTCTTGCAAAACTAATTGTAAATACTATTAAATGTGATAGTATGATTATCAACGCATCGGATGAGAACAACGTAGATACAGTTCGGAATAAGGTGAAGAACTTTGCATCCTCAATGGGATTTGCAGGATTTAAGATTATCATTTTGGATGAGTTTGATTATATGACTCCAAACGCACAAGCAATCTTGCGTAACTTAATGGAAACATTCTCCAAACATTGTAGATTTATCCTAACGTGTAATTATCACGAAAAGATTATTGACCCAATTAAAAGTAGATGTCAAACATTTGCAATCACACCTCCTACAAAGAAAGATGTTGCAATTCAGGTTACTAGAATTTTAGATGCGGAAAAAATTAAATACGATTTAAAAAATGTAGCTGATATTATCAGTTCATATTATCCAGATATTCGTAGAATCTTAAATACTTGCCAATTACAATCTGCAAAAGGAGAGTTGAAAGTAGACCATCAAATTATGGTTGAATCCAACTTTCAAACTAAATTAGTAGATTTGTTAAAAGCAAATGATGACAAGAGAAATATGTTTATGAATATCAGACAAGCAGTTGCTGATAATAGATTAAACGATTATTCGGAAATGTATTCAATGTTGTATGATAGAGTAGATGAATACGCATCCGGTAATACTGCAAATGTAATCTTAACTATAGCAGAGGGTATATCCAAAGATGCATTAGTAGTAGATAAGGAAATCGTATTTATGAGTACAATTATTCAAATTTTAAATATTATAAAGTAATGGAACAAGGATTACCAATGGGCATCAATATAAATGATGCAAGAGATATGGATTGTGAATGTGGTGGTAAAGTATTTATGCCAGGATTTAGATTCAAAAAATTATCAAGATTAGTAACAGGTCAAGCACAAGATTCAATCATTCCAATTGAAATGTATCTTTGTACTCAATGTGGAAAAGCATTGCAAGAGTTACTACCTTTGGAATTAAGAGATAACCCATCATCAATAGTAGAATAATGGCAGGTAAAAAGTTATTTGACCACATTGCTGCGATTACAACGGAACAAGACCCAAACTACTTTGATAAATTATCGGAGGAAGATATTAAGACATGGAGTAACTTTATGATTAATAGATTCCTTTCGATGAAACCTGAGTGGGTAGAACTCATTGCAACCATACTTCCTTTAACGCAAACTCTATCACCGAAGGAAATGTATAAGTTGTACATAAATATCATCCCTAAAGGAAAGTATTACCTAAAATATATTAAAGGAAAAGCAGGAGAAAAATATGAAGAATGGCTTGTTAATCTCATAAAAAATGAGTATATTTGTTCTGAACATCAAGCTATTGATTACATAGAAATTCTATACTCTTCGAGAGAAGGTAGAGAAAACATTAAATTCATCTGTGAAAAATATGGTATTGATTCAAAACAAATTACCAAACTTAAACTTAAAATATAGTGGGAAGAGTTTCTTTTAGTCAATACTCAATGTGGAGCGGATGTCCATATCAGTATAAGTTGAATTATATTGATGGTCTATCCATCTCTACATCAAATATCCATTTAGTATTTGGTACTGCAATGCACGAAACACTCCAATCATATTTGGATAAGTGTTTGCGTATTTCTAAATCCCAAGCAGATAAACTAATGGATACAAAGGCATTCTTGAAAGAGAAGATGCGTGAGTTGTATCTAAAAGAATCATTAGATGGTACGAATCCAATTTGTACAAAAGAGGAACTAGTAGAGTTTTTAGAAGATGGTAATCTTATCTTAGATTATTTCCAAAAACCTAAAAACTTTAATAGTTTCTTTTCATTAACAAACGATGAGTTGGTTGCAATCGAACAACCTATCAATACTAAAATTGCTGAAAATGTAAGTTTTTTAGGATTTTTAGATATGGTGGTTAGAAACAGAGTTTCAGGTCGCTATCGTATTATAGATTTCAAAACATCTACAATGGGTTGGAACAAATACCAAAAAGCAGATGAGATTAAAAATGCACAAATTCTTCTTTATAAGAAATTCTATGCAGAGTTATTGAATATATCTCAAGATATGATTGATGTTGAATTTATCATATTAAAGAGAAAAGTATCCGAATCTACAGATTATACAATACCTCGTATTTCAAAACATATACCTGCAAATGGTAAACCATCTGTGACCAAAGCATGGAATTCATTTAAAGAATTTGTGGATAGTGTATTTGATGAAAATGGTGATTATAGACAAGTAGAGTTTCCAAAGAATCCTGGTAAAAATAAAAAGAATTGTAAATGGTGTGAGTTCTCTCAAAGAGGGATATGTGATGGAAAAATCTAAATTTCCAATACATATAATTATAAACAAAAGTTATGGCAAAAAAGAAAATACTATTATTATCGGATGACCTCCGAATGGCTAGTGGAATAGCCAATGTTTCCAAACAATTAGTTATGGGAACGGTTGATAAGTACGATTGGGTACAATTAGGAGCAGCAATCAAACATCCAGAAGCAGGTAAAGTTTTAGATTTAAACGAAGATATTCGTACCAGAACAGGTATAGCAGATGCTTCCGTTAAAATCTATCCATCGGATGGTTACGGTAATCCTGATATTATTCGTCAATTATTAATGATTGAAAAACCTGATGCAATCTTACACTTTACAGACCCGAGATATTGGATTTGGTTATATGAGATTGAGCATGAAATTCGTCAATCAGTACCTTTATTCTTTTACCATATTTGGGATGATTTACCAGACCCAAAATATAACAGAGATTACTACGAAAGTTGTGATTGGATTGGATGTATTTCAAAACAAACTTATGGTATTACTCGCAGAGTTTGGGGTTGGGATAAAGAAAAACATTGGGTTAAACCTGCTGATTGGCAAGTAAGTTATGTACCACATGGTATCAATTCAGATTTATATAAACCAGTTGAAGTACCTGCCGATTTCAAAAAAGAAATCTTTGGTGATAAAGAATATGATTTTGTTTTATATTGGAATAATAGAAATATTCGTAGAAAACAACCAATTGATGTTATTTTAGCATTTGATAAGTTTGTGGAGGCATTAGCACCGGAACATAGAAGTAAGGTTTGTTTATTAATGCACACACAACCTGTGGAAGAGCATGGAACAGATTTACCAAGAACTATAGCAGAGTGTTGTTCACCTGAAACAAATGTGGTATTTGCACCAAATAGATATTCTGAAGAACAATTGAATTATCTTTATAACTTAGGAGATGTAACAATCAATGTGGCATCTAACGAAGGATTTGGATTAGCAACTGCCGAATCGGTAATGGCTGGAACACCAATCATTGTAACAGTAACAGGTGGTTTGCAAGACCAATGTGGATTTAGAGATAAAGGAACGGGTAAATTATTAACTGCAGAAGATTATGTAGAGATTGGTTCATTGCATGATAAACATAAAAAAGCAGGTGTGGTTTGGGGAGATTGGGTTAAACCAATTTGGCCGGTTCGTTCAACAACAGGTTCAGTTCCTACTCCATATATCTTTGATGACAGAGTTGATTTTGAAGATATTTCACCTTTGATTATGGATTGGTATAAAATGCCAAAAGAAGATAGAGATGCAGCAGCATTGAAAGGTAGAAAGTGGATGTTAGGAGATGGTTTGTTAAGCAGAGAAGCAATGTGTAAAACACTAGTAGATGGCATGGAAGGAGCATTTGAAAATTGGACACCAAAGAAAAAATTTAAGTTAATAGAGTTATAATATGAAACCAACATTAGTATTTCAGGCACCAGTAGCAACAAGGAGTGGATATGGTGACCACGCGAGAGATTTATTACATTCTCTATATAAATTAGATAAATTTGATATTAAAATTATTAGCACTCGTTGGGGACAAACTCCAATGGATGTTCTTAATTATGATAATGAATTTCATAAATGGGTAGTTGATAATATCATTCCAGGTGTGCAAGAAAAACCAGATATATACATCCAAGTTACAGTACCAAATGAATTTCAACCCGTTGGTGGTTATAACATTGGTATTACTGCAGCAATTGAAACAACACACTCTCCAATAGATTGGGTACATGGGTGTAATAGAATGGATTTAATTATAGTTCCATCCGAACATTCTAAAAAGAGTTTAGTTGATTCTGTTTATAATGAAGCAGATAAACAAACTGGTAAATTAATTGCACAACATAAAGTTCAAAAACCAATTGAAATTCTTTTTGAAGGTTTTAATGAAAATTTTGGTAATGATACAATTACCAATGTGACGGAATTAGATTCAATCAAAGAAGATTTTGCATTCTTATTTGTAGGACATTGGTTAAGAGGTGATTTAGGAGAAGATAGAAAAAATGTGGGAATGCTGATTAAAACATTTGCAATGGCATTCAAAAATGAAAAGAAAAAACCTGCATTGGTTCTCAAAACAAGTTCAGCAGGTTTTAGTGTATTGGATAGAGAAACAACTATTAAAAAAATTAGAGAAGTATTAGGTAAAGATTATGGACAAGTTCCTATTTATTTACTACATGGTGATTTAACCGAATCTGAAATGGATGGGTTATATAATCACAAAAAAGTGAAAGCAATGTTAAACTTCACAAAGGGTGAGGGATTTGGTAGACCTTTGCTAGAATTTAGTTTAACTGGTAAACCAATTATTGTAAGTGGATGGAGTGGGCATTTGGATTTCTTAAAAAATGGGGCAGTGTTATTGGAAGGTGAATTGAAAGAAGTACATGAATCAGCAGCAGACCAATTTTTATTAAAAGAAGCAAAGTGGTTTAATGTAAATATTTCAAAAGCGTTATCGGTAATTAAAGATGTTTATAAAAATTATGATAAATATAAAACCGAATCATCTAAGTTGGGAAAACAAAATAAACAGAATTTTAGTTTAGGAAAAATGACTCAATTGTTTGATGTTATTTTAGGAAATTATGGTATTTATACTAAAGTACAACCTAAGTTTCAACAATTGCAATTACCTAAATTAAAGATGCTAAATAAAGGTGAGTAATTTCAATCCACTATATAGAAGATTTATTGATGAATCAAATAAAGTTACTCCTAATCAAATGGTTAGGGGTAACTTTTATATTATCAAAGAATATGAATATGTAGATGGGCATAAAGGAAATTATTCTGAAACAACTGCACCTATTATATACACTTTGTTTGTATCAAAAACAAAAGATATAGTTCATGCAATTAAAGTATCAAATGTAAATCCACAATTGATAAAAAAATTCTTTGGTAAATTTGTAAATGAAGATACTGAATTAACTATTAGAGGTGGTGCTAAAAACTTTTATGAAAAAATAGTAAGTTCAGTACCTATAATATCTAATGATTCATATAGAACTTATAAGCTAAGTGGTTTGGGTAAAATTACACATATCAATATGGATAACACTCAGTTAGTTCCTAAAAACAAATTACCAAAACCACAACCAACAAATAAATCGTTACTAAAAGAACAATAATTATGACATCAAATGAATTTGTCCTTTGGTTAAAAGGATTCACAGAAGGAGTTCATGAATATAATGTAACTCCAAAACAATGGGATATATTAAAAGATAAATTGGCAGAAGTAGAGGATAAAGTGTTGGTTCTCGAATCACCACCACTACCATTTGGAGTTCCAAATCCTGCACCAATACAAACATTACCATTTATTCAACCATACAACCCAAACCCATATAAGGTAACGTGTGAAAGTGGTACAACACTTACAGTATCATCTGGTAGTAGTGGAACTATTATAGCTACGCCTGGATATGGTTCTATTACATATAACCCATCTACAACAACACAATGGAATCCAAGTGGTTCTAATTGGAGTTATACGCATAATACGGGAGGAAATAATAAATGGTCTGAATATCAAGCAACGATGGCACAATATAAACCATATCAACCATATACGACAGGAGGACCAGACGAAGTTATAAAAACAGAAAAATAATGAAAATAAGTTACGCAATTACGGTATGTAATGAATTCGATGAAACGATTAAATTACTTACTCAGTTATTAAATTACAAAGGAGAAAACTCTGAAATTGTAGTCCTATTGGATACACCCAAAGCACAACCCGAATTATTAGAGTATTTGGAATTACAAGCAAATGCTGATAAAATCAATTTGATTGAATCGGAATTTGATAATGATTTTGCACAATGGAAAAACTTTTTAAATTCACAATGTACGGGTGAGTGGATTTTTCAGTTGGATGCAGATGAATTTTTAGATGAAAATCTAATTGTTAATTTAGAAGAAATTTTAGATGCAAACACCGATAAGGATTTGATATTAGTTCCACGTATAAACATAGTAAATGGTTTAACCGATACACATATCAAAAAATGGGGTTGGGATGTAAATGAATATGGATGGGTTAATTTTCCAGATGCACAGACCCGTATTTACAGAAATAAACCAACTATTGGTTGGAGTGGTAAAGTGCATGAAAGAATTGGTGGATTTGAATCTTATACAAATCTTCCAGGAGATGAGGTATATTGTATCAAACACATCAAAGAAATTGCAAGACAGGAAAAACAAAATAATTATTACGATACATTATAATGGTAAGAATATATTATCACATATACGCAATTGAAGGTGTTGAATCTATTATAGATGAACAACTTAAACTTATTGAAACTCATTTTGATATGCCATTTATTCTAAATATTGGTATTTCGATAGCAGATGACAATTCACCAACTGATTCAATTATAAAAAGATTTTATGATTATCATAAACCAAATTATAGAATAAGAGATGTTCGTTCAAAAGGACATGAATTTGTTACTTTGGATTTGATAGAAAAAGATAAAGAAACATTTGGAAATTCCGATTACATTTTTTATCTTCACACTAAAGGAGCATCAAAACAAAAAGATGCTCAATATCCAAACATTGTAAGTTGGAGAAATTTAATGCAATACTTTAATATTGAAAAAATTAAAGATGTATTTAGGATATTTGATAAAACTGAATTTAACACATATGGTGTATTATTGGAAACGGTAAACACTTTAAGTAACCTAATATATTCTGGAAACTTTTGGTGGATGAAAGGTGAATATGCCAAAACAATAAACATAGAAGGTGTTAAAAAAAATAGATTTAATGCAGAATTGGCATATGTACAAAAAGGAATAGATTGGAAACCTTATTCAGAATTTAATAAAGATGAAAACGATTCTATGATGCAAAAAAGAAATATGTACGAAATAAATTTTAAAAGGGAAGATTATACTTCATTAATATAATTTATGAAAATAACATTCATATACGATTACAAAGATGGTGAGAAATGGTCTACACCATTGGCACTCTTAAACGAATTCAAAGAAAGAGGGTGGGAAACTCAAATAGTTAAAACTAACGATACAGACTTAAATAATTGGGTAGATTCCAAACCACAAACTGATATAGTATTGTTTATGGATTGGGGTAGATTTGATTCGCAATACCTTAATAAAGATTTAGTTCCTGCGTTTTGGATACAAGAAAGTGGTGATGACCCACAGAACTTTGAAAGAAATTCACCAAAAGCGAGTAGATTTCATTTAACAATTACACCAGATAAACGGTGTGCAGAAGAATATAATAAAAGAGGAATCAATTCTCTTTGGATTACACATTTTGCAGATACGGCAGTTCAATTCCCATTAAACATAGAACCACAATATGTAGCAGTTACAAGTAGAGGATACGGAAATTCCGAATTTCTTGATTATCTAACACGATGGGCAGAAGGTGGAGTTGGTAATAGGAATGGAATGGATGCAGAAGAGCATACTGAATTTTTAAATACTGGTTTAATGGTAGTTCAGAATAGTAGATGGAAAGAAATTACTCGTAGAATATTTGAAGGAATGGCGTGTGGTAAATTAGTATTAACAGACAATCTACCACCCGAAACTGGATTGAGAGATATGTTTGCAGATGGTGAAGATATTGTGTATTATGATGATATGTTTGATTGTATAGAAAAGATGAACTATTACAATGAAAACGAAGAGGAGAGAGAACGAATTGCACATAATGGTATGATGAAAGTATTACACAATTATACACAAATACAGGTAGTAGATAAATTAATTGAACAATTTAAAAAATAAAAAATGAAAGAAAACTTTGACTTTTACTCACAAATGTTAAATTACTTAATGAATAGCCACATAAGTAAAAAAATACAATTTTCAGAAATTACAAATTGGCATTCATCACATCCATACTATAGATTGAACTATTATAATGGTATTCAAATATCACAGGTATTGGGTATTTATTTATTTTTTAATAAAGATTTTTTAAGTAATTTTGATAATATAGTAGAAATCGGTTCATATAATGGTGGGTTATCTAGTTATATTTTTGATTCAAAAAAAGAAACGGCAAATTTTACATCTTATGATATTATGCCGGAATTGAATGAAACAACCAAAACAAGAAATGATATAGATTTTAGAATTGGTGACTGTTTTGAAGAAAAATATTATAATGAAATCACATCATTAATCCAACAACCTGGAAGAACATTGATGATATGTGATGGTGGTCATAAAACAAAAGAATTTAATGAATTTTCTAAATATCTTAAAAAAGATGATGTTATTATTTTGCATGATTATAAGCAAGATGAAGAAAGTTGGAAAATTGCAACAGAATATTGGCAATGGCCATATGGGTTTGAAACTCAATATGAAGAAATTAAAGATGCTATTGCCGAAAATGGTTTAGAAGAATTTAATAATGAAAATGCCAATTTCTTCATATGGGGAAGTTATATTAAAAAATAATTATGGAAAAATTACCAATTAGTGTAGGTATATTAGCTTGGAATAGTGGGCAAGTATTAGTGGATACTTTGATAACATACTATGAAAATGGGTTATTTGATACGGTTGATGATGTTACTATTTTATTTCAAGAATTTAATGAACAGGATTATCAAATAGCTAAACATTTTGGTTTAGATGTTATTGGATTAAATAATAATATAGGAATTGGTGCGGGTTTATTAAAACTTGCTGAAAATTGCAAACATGATAATATTTTATTATTAGAACATGATTGGAATTTAATAGAAAACAAAGAAAAAACCTACAATCAATTAGCATCTGGTATAGAATTATTGAATGAAGATTATAAATGTGTTAGATACAGACACAGAGTATTTCCTGGAAATCCACATTTCAGTATAATGAAATATAAAGATAGAGAGTTGGAATACTTTGATGACTATTATAAAATGTATTATCCACATTTGTTAGATTCTATACATTGGGTTGAAAATCCGGATATAAAGTTTGCAGAATTTATTCAAAAATATAAAGATTTTTATGTTTCATCATCGAGATATGGAAATTGGACAAACAACCCATGTATGTACAAAAAAGATTTTTATATACAAATATGTAAAGAATTTTCAGAAGATGGATTTATAACATCTGAAGGTGAAATTGCAATATGGTGGGCAAATCAAACTTTTAAAGTTGCACATGGTGATGGGTTATTTACTCACAATGATTGGCAAAAATACGGAAAACAATGACAAAATTAATTATATTTGATTTAGATGGTGTTTTGGTGGAAGCTAAACAAATACACTACGATACTCTAAACAAAGCTCTTTGGGAAATCGGACAAAGTAACAAATATGTTATTTCAGAAGCCGAACACCTTTCTATATATGATGGATTAAAAACCAATCAAAAATTAGAGTTACTAACACAAAACAAAGGATTACATCCAAACACATATGAAACAGTTTGGAATAGAAAACAACAACTTACTATTGAAGCAATTTCCGAATTACAACCAGATTTTCGTTTAATTGAAGTATTCAAAGAACTTCGTAATATGGGGTATAAGTTAGCATGTGCTTCAAACTCAATTAGAAGGTCTGTATTAGTGATGTTAGCTAAGATAGGAATTATTGAGTATATGGATTTAATTATTTCCAATGAGGATGTAAAGAACTCCAAACCACACCCTGAAATGTATTGGAAAACAATGAGTATGATGGGGTGTTTACCAGAAGAAACTTTAATTGTAGAAGATTCTCCACATGGATTACTTGCTGCAAGTAGAAGTAGAGCAAATGTTTTAAGAGTAAATTCTCCAAAAGACTTGGATTTATCAAAAATTATTCGTAAATTAGACGAAACAAAACATACTATGAGCATACCAAAATGGCAAGGAGGGAAACTTAACGTTCTTATCCCAATGGCAGGAGCAGGAAGTAGATTCCAACAAGCAGGTTACACATTCCCAAAACCACTAATTGATGTGGATGGGAAACCTATGATTCAAACGGTTGTAGATAATCTTAATATTGAAGCAACCTATATATTTGTAGTTCAGAAAGAACACAGAGCAAAATACAATTTAGATACTCTTCTAAATTTAATTACACCAAATTGTAAGATTGTAGAAGTTGATGGTATTACAGAGGGAGCAGCATGTACAACTTTATTAGCAAAAGAATACATCGATTCAGATACACCATTGGTTATGGCAAATTCTGACCAATTCTTAGAGTGGGATTCAAATGAATTTATGTATAAAATGATTGAGCAAAAAGCTGATGGTGGAATTGTATCATTTACTGCAACACACCCTAAATGGAGTTTTGCAAAAGTAGATGAAAAAGGATACGTTACTGAAGTAGCGGAAAAGAATCCAATTTCAGATATAGCAACTGTTGGTGTTTACTATTGGGCAAAGGGTTCTGATTATGTTAAGTACGCAGAACAAATGATAGATAAAAATATTAGAGTAAATAATGAATTTTACACTTGTCCAGTATTTAATGAAGCAATTGCGGATTGTAAGATAATTAAAACATTTCATATTGAAAAAATGTGGGGATTGGGAACACCTGAGGATTTAAAGTATTATTTAGAAAATCACAAATGAAATTAATATCACATAGAGGAAATTTAAACGGTAAATTACCTGCAAACGAAAATCATCCAGACTATATTGATGAAGCAATTCATGCTGGTTATGAAGTAGAAATAGATGTGTATATGGTTGAAGGTGTTTTGTATTTAGGACACGATGAACCACAATACGGAGTATCACAACTTTGGTTTAATCAAAGAATTAGTAAATTGTGGATACATTGTAAAAATATAGAAGCAATGGAGTGGTTTAATTCAATTGGTGGGTTTAACTATTTTTGGCATCAAACGGATACAGTAACTTTAACATCAAGAAATTATATTTGGGCATTTCCTGGTAAACAACCAATACAACGAAGTATTGCAGTATTACCTGAAATACATAATGATGATGTTAGTAATTGTATTGGTGTGTGTTCGGATTATATAATTAATTATAAATGAAAGTAGCATTATTATTAACAGGATTACCGAGAAAGGTAGAAGAAGGATATGAAAACTATTGGAAAAATATAGTTGAAAATTACGATACCGATGTGTATTTGCAATTTTGGGAAGATGAAGAATATGAGAAGGTTTTAAAAGTGTATAACCCAATAAACTTTTCTCAAGAAGTACCATTTAAATTTACAGAACATCGTAAGGGGGTTGTATCACCAAATGATGATATGTCCAGACCATTAGAACAATATGATGTAGCAGGTAATTTTAGAGGATTACCTATGTTTTATAGTTGGCAAACCGGATATAGATTAATAGATGGGAATTACGATTGTGTGATTAGAAGTAGATATGATTTAGGTGCTCCAAATCCAATAAAATTAGAAAATTTAGATTTATCAAAAATAAATACATCTGCATCACATTGGCCAGGTGCACCAATTTTTGATGATAATTTATGTATATCAAATAAGCAAAATGCCGATAAAATATTTACTAATATATTTGATGAATTCATAACACACATAAAAAACTCAGGTGTTATACATTTTGCTGAAAAGAATTTTACAGAAATTTTAGAAAGAAGGGGATTAATTGGTGATACTATAAAAACCACAGAATTACCCTTTCAATTATTAAGAGAAAATAAACTATGGTATTAATATGAAAAAAATCAACACACCGATTCAGTTATTTAAAGTACACATGAATCCAAACGCCAAAGTAGAAGTTGGTAAAATATTGGATAGTGGTTATATTGGACAAGGGCCAAAAGTAGATGAGTTTGAAGAAAAGTTAAACGAATATTTTAATTCGGATAGAGTTGTAACACTTAACTCTGGTACATCTGGATTACACCTTGCATTACATTTATTAAAGAAACCATCAAATGTGGCAATCGCAGATGGGTATTCTATTCATGAAAAGAATTGGCCAGGAATCCAAGAAGGTGATGAAGTTTTAGCAACTGCATTAACTTGTACCGCATCTAATTGGCCGATTCTTGCAAATGGATTAAAAATCAAATGGGTAGATGTTGATGAGAAAACTCTTAATATGGACTTGGATGATTTGGAAAGAAAAATCACACCAAAAACAAAAGCAATCATTGCAGTTCATTGGGGTGGGTATCCATTAGATTTGGATAGACTGAAAAGAATACAAGATAAATCATTTGAGTTGTATGGGTTCAGACCAGCGATTATTGAAGATGGAGCACACTCATTTGGTTCTGAATATAAAGGTAAGAAGTTGGGTAATCATGGTAATATGGTTATGTATTCTTTACAAGCAATTAAACACATTACTGCAATTGATGGTGGATTATTAGTATTACCACATCAGGATTTATACAATAGAGCAAAGTTAATTCGTTGGTATGGTATTGATAGAGGTGGTAATAGAAAAGATTTCAGATGTGAAGCAGATATTGTTGAGTGGGGATTTAAATTCCATATGAATGATGTATGTGCAACTGTTGGTATTGAAAATCTAAAAGATGCAGATACTATTATTGGAAAACATAGAGCAAATGCTAAATTCTACGATGAAAATTTAAAAGGTGCTAATGGTGTAACTTTATTAGAAAGACACAAAGACCACAATTCGGCATTTTGGATTTATAGTTTATTAGTTGAAAATAGAGATGGGTTTTACAAACATATGAAAGATTGTGGAATCGTAGTATCACAGGTACACGAAAGAAACGATAAACATAGTGCGGTAAAAGAATTCAGAAGTCCTCTACCAACATTAGATAAAGTATTACCAAAAGTAGTTTCAATACCAGTAGGTTGGTGGGTAACTGAAGATGAAAGACAATACATTGTAGATTGTATCAAAAAAGGTTGGTAATGATATTACGCAGATTAGAAGAAACAGATTTGCCATTCTTATTAGAAGTTAGAAATGATATAACAACAAGAATTAATTTAGAAAATGATTCGGTATTTACATTAGAAAGTTGTATTGAATGGTTTTCTAAAACCAACCCATTATGGTATATAATTGAAGTTGATAATAAAAGAGTTGGTTATGTTAGAACAGATGGTGTTGTAATTGGTGCAGATATTCATCCAATGTATCGTAGAATGGGATATGCCAGAGAAGCATATAAACTCTATTTAGAAAATAAAAAATACGCATCATTATGGGTATTTGTTGATAATTTTGCTAAAAATCTTTATACTGAATTGGGGTTTGTAGAAAACGGAAATAAAAAAACAATTAGAGATAGAGAATACATAGAAATGGTTTATGAAAATAGGAATTAATTTAGTTGGAGTTTCATATAACGATGGAACAGTTGGTAGATATAGAAACTACGAAGATGCTATCGGTGGGTTTATAGATAATGTTGTAAACCCATTAAAAAAAGAAGGACATCATATTCAATATTACATATTCAGTTATGATAATATTAAAAAAAATGATATTTTAAAAGCATATGAACCAGTTATTAAGTCTGAATTTATACATTCCGCATATAATACTTTAGGTGGTGGTGATAAATTATCAAATGGGTTTAAAGCAATATCAGCAGCATACATTGATAGTTTACAACAACTTAAAAATGAAAATTTAGATTTAGTAATATCTACTAGATTTGATATTAACTTTTTTAAGAATCCATTAAAAGAATATCCATACGATTTTAATAAATTTAATTTTTTATGGAGAGAACCACTTCTTCATAATTTACCACTTGTAAACGATACATTTGTAGTATTTCCATATTCAATGTTAGATAGTGTGATTGAATCAATTAATCAGATGGAATTAAACCCATCACATGGAATAAATATAGCAATGCATAATTGGTATTTACCATTGATTGATTTGGTTGGTAAAGAAAATGTTCAATGGGTGTGTGATGAGTTTGTAAATGCAATTGATAACAATTTATATAAATTAATGAGACATGAGTAAATTAGTAAGTGGGTATTTATGGGCTTGGACAAACTATGAAGCGGGATTAAAATCAGTAAATAGTTTAAAGAAATTTTATCCAAATGCTGATATTTTTATTAATGTAGATTATGAAGGAGATGTAACAAATTATACCCATATTTGTGACAAAAACGGATTCACATTTAGTAGAAATAATTTTCAATTAGGATATTGTGGCAATTTTACAGGAAAAAATGTTGGTAGAGATTGTTGGGATAGAGAATATACATTTGAATGGGTAAGAGGTATATATGAAGCATGTTTAAAAACTGATTCAAAATATATGATTTTATTAGAAGAAGATGATTTTATTTTAAAAGAACCATCTATTCTTAAAGAAGAATTTTCAATGGCAATACATCCAACAGACCCATCTCCAATTGGAAGACATAGACCAAATAATATACCAACCGATTACATTATATACATAAATGATAAAGGTGGAAATCCAGTATCTCCTGGATATGCAGCAGGTGGTGGAACATTTTTTAATAGAGAACAATTTATTAAAGCTTGGCAAACTCATAAAGATTCATTTTGGAATGATTACGATTATTTGGCAGGTGTTAATAAAATAATTGGTTGGGCAGATTACATTTTACAATTTATTATGCAATTAGATGGTTGTGAAATTATTCAAAATCATAAACTAGCAGAGCATTGGGAAGTTGGTGATAGATGGAATGAATTTGAAATTATCACGGGTATGAAAGATGTAGAAATAATTAAATCGTTACAATGAAATACACAATAGTAGGTTGTATAACCAAATACGGAGTAAATGATATTAAACCATATGTTGAGTCAATTAAAGAAAGTGGGTTTAGTGGAGATAAAGTAATGTTAATATACGATGTATCCAATGAGGTAATTGAATATTTGCATAAAAATGATTGGATATTGATACAATCGGAATTACAAGAACATATCATCTTACAAAGATTCAGAGATATGTACGCATTTTTATCTCAATATGAAACCGATTGGATTATTTGGACAGATGTAAAGGATGTTATATTTCAAAAAAATCCAATTAGTTGGATTGAAGATAATAGTTCATTTACAAAACTATTTGCATTTTCGGAATGTGTTAAATTAAAAGATGACCCTTGGGCAGTAGTAAATTCGGGTACATCATTTCCAATGGAATGGGATTTGGGTTTAAAAGAACAGACAAGTTATTGTGCAGGAACTATTGTTGGTGATTTAGAATCAATCAGAGATTTATTTATTCAAATTTATAGATGGAGTAAAACCACCGCAAATCCACAACAATTATCAGACCAAGCAGCATTTAATATATTGATTCATTTGGCACAATTTAAAACATCTACTAATCTTATTAATCAAGAAAAAGGATTTGTAACTCAATTGGGAACTGTATGGGTAAAACAAAATGAATTACCTTTATTAGAACCAACGCCAATTTATAAAGATGGTAAATTTTATAATCAAAAAGGAGATGAGTTTGTAATAGTTCATCAGTATGATAGAGACCCTAAAATTAAAAAAGAAATTTATGAAAGGTATAATTAGCATATTTTCAATGCCTCAGGAATTAGAAGACTTGGCACAAACATTAGAGAGGTTAAAAAGAAATTCTATATATGTTGTTGATAAATTTGAATATAAAGTAGAAATAACAATGTGTCTTTCAGATGAATTAACTGATTGGAAAAATTCAAAATTGCCAAAAGAATATTTTGAAGAAAGAGCACAAGAACTTTGTGAAAAATATTTAGATTGGTGTTCATATGAATGTGTAATAGAGGAAACTTCAAAAGTATTAGGATGTGTATCTCAAAGAAGGTATAGTTTAAAAAATAATCCAGATGCAGATTTCTTTATTTGGTTAGATTCGGACATTTTATTTAAAGATATAACATTATATTATATTAGTTCTGCATATGAAATGATTAAAGCAAACGGAATTAACGATTTTATTGTAACACCGCAATTTGTAAAACAATGGGATAATACTTGGGATATAGTTACTAATAAAAATTATTGGAATAAATCAATAAATTATCATTTACAATCAGATATATATCAAGATTCACTACCACATTTGGAAGATATAGAAGTAAAAGAAATAAATAATTTTAAATTTGCAGGTGGGTGGTTTACATTATTATCAAAATCACTATTGGATAAAACCGATGTTCCAGAATCATTTGGACATTATGGATTAGAAGATACATATATAATGTGGTGTTGTGAATTGATGAAACAAAAAGGAAAAATTGTATCTCAATTTATTTTAGAAAATCTTATAGTTGGGGAAATACATAAAAGTAGAACTAATAATACTATAAAAAAATTTATATCATCAAAAGATAAAAAATTAGAATTTAAACAGATTGCTGAAGATAATTTTGAAAAAGAATTAAATTTATTTAATAATAGATAATTTCTATATATTTATATCCGTATATACAATCAAATTTAATATGAAATTCGAAGTAACTAACCCAAAAGCTTGGAAAGCGGTAAATGAAAAAAACATTCCAATGGCTCATAAAATTAAAGTATATGAGAAATTAGGTGGTGCATATCGTTTGGGAGAAGATGGTGGAGAGCAAGTATTCAACAAAATGACAGAATTGTTGAAACACAAGATGAATGAAGATGATGATAATTCTTCACCTGAAGAAACATTGGCAGGATTAAAGGATATGGCAATGGGTAATTTGGAAAGAATTGCCGATTATGCAAATATGATTGAAGTTAGAATGCAAGATGGACAGGAGTTAGATTCTTGGATGTATTCTCAACTCACAATAGCATTAGAAAATCTAAATTCAGTACACGATGCAATGGATGGAGATGATGGTGAAAGAGAGCCAATGAAAGAAGGTGTATCACCAAAAGAATTAGATACTATCAAATCCGCAGTAGAAGCAGCATCATCATTTATGAATGTGGGAGCTCAATTAAAAAGTGCAGGTTTAAGATATACATTCGCAACAGAACCGTTGGCAATTTACATTGTACAACCAACCCCAAATAGTAAAGTAGCAATTATTAACAAAAGATATGCAACTAGCCCCGATTTTGTAGTTGGTGATATTGCAGTCGGTGTAATGGATTAATTATGGAAAATATATATTCAGTATTAATTACCGCAATAACTGTATTTGGTGGAGCATCTGCTTGGAGATTCTATGAAAAGAGAGCAGAACACAAAAATAGAGATGAAGATTTTATTAGACACGATTGTAAAGACCGAATTTCTAAATTGGAAGCATTATTAACACAGGCAGGCAAAGAGAAAGATGATTTAAGGATGATGATATTAGACTTAACTAAGCAAGTTGCTGCACTAACTGTTAAAGTTGAATTCTTAACAAAAGAAAACGAAAAACTTACCAAAGTTGGAAGTAAGAAAATATTAAATGGCTAAATCAACATCTGCTATTTGGAACGGTAAAAAAGTGGAGTTCGGTAAGGTTTATGGAAATCCTATGGCAACTGCATTTGGACAAGTTAAAGAGGTTATGGGAAAGAAGTTACGAGTATTTGATTTTGATGATACATTAGTTCAGACAAAATCA